TACAAAGCGAGTCAAAAATAAGGAGTGATATTAAATGTTTCAACGTATTTCGAGTCTTGGCGGTGACGTACAACCGTTTGAATACTATTTGTTGACTGATGGAGAGGCATCCGTAAGGGGAGAAGCTTTGGTGCAGACGAATGGTCGATTGACCAAATGCGGTGCTACTGTAACGCCTGAGTTCATGGCAGAACGTGCGCAAGCATTGGAAGCATCAAGCACTAAGCCATTGCCTGTAACACGAATTACTGAGTCAGATGAATTTGTTACGGTTGCTACCGCTACTGTTGCAAGCACTTTGGTGGGAGCTAAAGTTACTATTGATGCTACAGGATTGTTAGTTACTGCCACAACTACAAGTGGAGTGTTTGAGGTTTCTTATACTGATGGCGTAGTCAATGGTGGAGTGACTAGAGGTTACTTCCGCAGATAAGTTATCCAGTAAATAGCAATATGGCCCAGCAGGGACTTCTCGAATTGAGGGGTCTTTTTTTGTATGAAATTTTAAGGAGTGAAGAAAGATGAATTTTTCTAAATCAAGTGGAGTCAATGATAGCGTGTTCGGGAAGTCGCAAGAGCCAATCAGAATGATGCTTGAGCAACAAGAGGAAGCCTTTCAGAAGATGAGTATTATCGACAAGGTATTCTTCAAAGACGAAACGAAAGATTTCGCCGCTAAGTATACAATTGAAACAAGTTTAGGGCAATTCCAACCCGTAGGTGAGAACGGGAAGTATCCAGAGTCCACTTTCCAAGAAGGTTATAGTCGGGTTATTGAACCTGACACTTGGAAAAACCAATTCTCGGTTACTCAAGAAATGGTTGAAGATGCTAAGGTTGGTAAAGTTAAGTCTCGGGCTTCCGCGTTTATGCTTTCTTTTAATCGAACAAAAGAGCTTTTCGCGGCCAGTATTATCAATAATGGTAATGTTGCCAACATGAACTTTGCCGGAAAAAACTTTGATATCTCAGGTGCTGATAAAAAGGCGTTGTTTGCGGTTGACCATCCTTCTATTACGGGTGGAACAGGAGTTCAGTCTAATCTCTACAATGGTGCGTTTAGTTATGACAACCTAAGTTATCTGGAAGAGAAGGCACATTACGCAAAAGATGATGATGGAAATATTTTGACGGTTTCTCCTGACACCATCGTTATTCCCGACAAAGCTAGTATTAAGAAGTTGGTCTTTGAGGCAATCGGAGCGGAAGGCATTCCGGGTACGGCTAACAACTCCTACAGTTACCAGTTCGGTAGGTGGAACGTATGTATCTCGCCATATCTGACCGCCTATGCCGGGACAACTCCCGGACAAGAAACCTGGATGTTGTTAGACAGTTCCTTCAACGAAGCGTATCAAGCTCTCGTCTGGCTTGACCGTATCCCATTGACCACCAAGTCATATATTGATGAGGGGACCGATAGTAATATTTTTGCCGGTCGTGCAAGATATGGGTGCGCTCCCAATAATTGGAGAACAATCTTCTGCTCCGCACCCGGTCTTGCAGGCGCAACATCATTCTAATCACGATAGGCGGGTAGAAATACTCGCCTTATTCTTATGTTAATAAAGGAGAGTGGAAATCATGGGCTTCACCAATCTTGATCAACTCAAACTCGACAAAACCGCAAAAGTATCCTCCCCAGACGCTGTAGCATCAGTTGCAGCACCTACGAAGGGAGAGTTCGACCCTGTAGTCCTACTCCTCAACGAAATCAAAGCCAAACTCAACGCAATATTCCAAGTATAACAACGGAGAGGGTTAACTACCCTCTCTTTTCTATGAGGGGTGAACATTATCCTAGAAGAACAAATCGACACAAACACAGCAGATCGTCAACTACTCTACGACATACGCACAGAATCACGCAAAACAAACGAACTCCTATCTCAACTTCTCGAAGTCCTGCGTCCAATCGCGAAGGATACAGTACCAAAAGTAGTTAAACCAAAGTCAAAAGCAAAACCTAAGCCAAAATCAAAGGAGGCCAAACAAAATGAATCATTGCCCAAGAGCGTTAGACGTAATAGCAGCAAATCTCCTAGCAGTAGCAGTCGACATCCCAATAAACGGAAGACCATGCCTGATAAGTAATACAGGCGCGCAACCTGCTTATTTTCATCCCACAACGACAGCAACAGTGGCAAACGGCTTCCTAGTCCCGGCCATGACACAAATGCTAACTAAATTCTCAGTAAAGAATAACCTCAGTGTTATCTCAAATGCCACAGGTACGAGCGTAGCTGTGCTTATTTTAGATATATAGGGAGGGAGATAAATGATTCTCTCGGATATTAGAAATTTAGCATATAAATTAGCTAACATGTATTCTGCAGACGGCCAAATTTTACCTGCCAGTGATGTTGCAGATGCAAATTTAGCTATGACAGACTTCATAAACACGGGATATATGAAAGCGATCCAATACGACCCAATTGAAAGTGTAATGTCCATAACACAGAATACAATCCCTAATCTACTAAATGCTTATGACAGTTTTAATATCAAACAACACCTCGATGCCGATTACATCGTTTCAGCTATTGGAGTAAAGAGTTACTATTTTGAAGTCGATCACCCGGCAACCGTCTTGATTGAGGAAAGCATAGCAGGTATATGGACAAACCTAGCTACTATAACTGTTCCTATAGGGACTACCTCATTCACTCCCTATAGTGGATTAGTAACGCCATCTAATATTCTTAATACAGTTCAAGTGAGGTTTTCGGGAGGATTTCCATACAACCTGAGACGAACAGCATTATATGGATATACCTTCGCAAGTGTGGCAGACATACCTAAATTTCAGCCATATGTTTCATATCCTCTTCCTGCTGATTATATTCGCCTCAATAAAGTGGTTCAGAACAGTGATGATCGACTACATCAAGCAATGTCTGATTACACCATTGAGAAGCGTTCAATCCTCATTAATTATTTCTACACAGGAAGCTTCGACCTATTCTACTTTTCCCGGCCAGCTCCATTAGTTCTTGATACCGATACCCCACTTATTCAATTACAAAATCATTCTTATTTAGCTTACTTTTGTGCCGGTCAGTGGCTATTCAGCACAGGTCAACAGGCTCAAGGGCTTACACTCACCAACATGTGGGACGCTTTTATGCGTGAAATTACTCCTGCTATTGATGAAGTAAATGGAAGCATTCAGAACTATTCAGGTTGGTAAGGGGGTGATGATATCGCTCAGATTAAAATTCCAAAGTTTCCTTCAACTGCGAGAGAGTTGCTATATGCTGATTTTAGCGGTGGTTTAGACTACCTAAATAATCCTTCTCTAATTCCTGCTAACAAAACGCCAGAGTGTCAAGATGTCCGTGTCAGGGATGGGACAATTGGCAAAAGAAACGGATATAAAAGACTATACCCTATCTCTCTAGGTGCTGGACAGATAAACGGAATTGGAATCTACAAAAAAGCAAACGGTTCTATCTTTAGGGTTATTTGTCACAGTACAAATATTTACACTCAATCAGGAAACGCTCAACCTATCTTATTGAAAAGTGGTATTGCAAACGCAAGAGCCACTTTTTTTAAGCTCAGTGATAAGTTTTATATCCTCAATGGAACTAATTTCCTTATTTACGATGGGGTTACTTGTGTTGATGTCGTGGGATATGTGCCAAAGATATTGACAGGAAGAAGCCCAACGGGTTCGCCCAATGCGGGTGTGACCAATGAAAAATTTAACTTGTTGAGCGGTGGCTTCACTACTTCCTTTTCATCTCCCGGAACTGTAACTGCATACACATTGCCCTACACAAATTTAGACGCAACATTAATCACAGCGGTAGTTAATGGTGTTCCTATGGTGGAAACAACAAACTTCTCAGTTAATCGGGTAACGGGAATCGTTACTTTCAATATTGCCCCTTCTATTGGTACAGACAATGTTCTGATAACAGCATTTAAGGCATCTCTCGTCCATCCTGAGTACATCTTAAATTGCACCATAGCTACGGTATATGGTGGCAAAACCTCAGCAACCGTCTTTATGAGTGGCAACCCTAACCTCCCTGACCAAGTATGGCATTCACGGTTATACGGCTCAAACTATTCTGCTGACTACTGGCCAGATGATGCATGGCAGAAAATCCCTGGCAATGTCATGGGACTGGCTCACATTTTTGACATGCTCTATGTCTCTCATACGGGCGGGCATGGATACCTTTCTTATGTGGATGGAGTTAACTACCCCATCTTCTCATACGCAGACATCAACTTAGAGAAAGGCTCAGACGTCCCCGGAAGTATTCAGGAAGTCAACAACACGGTGGTATGTGCTTCAACCGTCAACGGAGTTCTGCAAATCCTCAGCGACACAAGAGTCAACGACAGGTTATCCGTAAACGATGTCAGTGTTATCATCAACAAGGCAGGAAATGAGCGTCAAGACCTCGGCTTACTTCGCCAACTCAATCTAACTACAGCAGTCAGCTACAACTTTGACAACTACTATGGCTTATGTGTCAACAACGTCTGCTATGTTTGGGATTATAAGTCAAATGCTTGGCTTTATGACACAAATATACCTGCATCATGTTTTGCCGTGATTGATGCTACGCTTTGCTTTGGTAGTAATACAGATGGCATTGTTTATCAGTTCGACCCAACTGTAGCCAATGATGATGGTGTAGCGATTGATGCATGGCTAGATACAAAAGAAGATAATGCGGGGACACCAACAAAGATTAAGGTTATCAATCGTCTCGACTTAACGGCAAAGCCCATGAATAGGGGTTCTGTCGAATTATCATTCAGAAGTCGTCAAAGTAATGGCATAGTAGTCTTAAATATGCAGACGAGTTCATTCAGTTATACAGGATTTGGGTAT